AGAAAAAGCCAGCCCACAATAAACAGGCTGGTTAAAAAGTATTGAATCTTTCTAGTCAACTAAGGATCTCCAAAGTAATGCAATATTTTTGCTTACTTGTTAATTATAGCAGAAATTAGTTTAAGATTAAGTTAATGAGTTTACTTGTACAATGATTCCATCGACAACTTGAATCAGTGCTGGTGTATCGTTATTAAGAATTCCTGTAAACCCATCAGGGCCTAATGCGCCAGTCTTAGTTAAGAACAAGCCATATTCATTATTATTGGTAAGACCAGATGAGATGGCATTGTAAGCAGATTCAGTATAATTTAAACACCAAACTTCTTTATCTACAGCAACGTTTGGATAAGGAACACCTAGTGTTAGTGTAAAACTTGCATGCTCTCCAAAAGATTTAAATGTCCAAGACTGTGGAACACCTGCTGTTACAGCGTAATTCATGTAAGCATCTACTTGTGGAGTTCTTGCAATTCCAATTGATGCTCCCATTGTAGCGTGATTAAAGTATCCGTAATCAAGATTATAATTGCTTGCTTCTTGAAATGATTTTAATGGCAAGTATGCAGGAAGACCTGCAACTACAAGTCCATTTGTATACTCTGTCCAAGATGGGGTTCCTGGCGGATAGCCTGGGTTTCCTGGATTAGTAGACCTTATAAATAGTTGTCCTGGATTTCCATAAGGACTTCCAACTGGGATACTTACAATTCCGCCGATTGGATATGAAGCACCGTTGTTGTATTCTCCTAAGTAGTTTGGGTACTGGCCATCTTGTCCTGCTGGGCCAGATCCTCCTGAAGAACTGAGTGATCCATCACCCATTAAAAATTGAGAGGAGTTTCCTGGAAAGGTTACGCCAGGTGTTGATGTAAATGTAAATGGCATATTAGCGCTCCAAAATTAATACTGCTACTGTTGATGTTCCAACTGCATAAATCTGATGGTTAGGTGCTAAGTCTGCACTCCAAATTTGTCCAGCCGCTAATTTAATTCCGTAGTTAGATGATGTAACTGATGCGTTACCGATATAAACTGGAGCAGAAGCATCTGTGTTTTGTACTGATATAGTATTTGCAGTATCAATAGAGTCGTCAATTGTTAACTCTTGAGCTGTTGATGTTAAAGTTAAATTCCGTGTGCGTAGCATGTTTACTCCTAATGTTGGGGGATTCCCACATATAAATTATACCCTATTTGGGATTATCTGTCTTATAAAAGCCATTACCTTTAAACTGTATACCAAATGGCGTAAATGTTCTTGTCATTTGTGAGTCACATTCAACACATGTGTATCCTGGATCTTCATCTTTAATTGATCTATGCGTTGACATTGTTGGGTGTGCATCATCATATGAGCACTTGTATTCGTATACTGGCATTACCTATCCTTTAATTATAGTGAGCAGTTTGAGGACTTACTCAGGTCCATCCTGCGGGTAACGGCCCGCTATCTGCGACTCCCCGATGAAGGGGTGCAGATTTCTATTATACTATTTCTTTGTTCTTTTTGTCTTTACTTCAGTATCTCTAAGATCTTCAAATCCTTCTATTTCATCAAAGTCATGAATATCGAACTTGACTGGTCTTTCGCTTTCTGGAATAAACTTAGTTAGTCCTACCATCAAGATTCCGTTTGAAATAACTACGGAATTAACCTTTACATATTCTGCAAGAGAAAATGTTTTAACAAATGAACGTGCCCCAATTCCCTTATAAAGATATTCTTTAAGAGGGTCTTCGTGTGCAGCACCTTTAATTGTTAGTACATTCTTATCTTGTTCTACTTCAATATCTTCTTTGTTAAATCCAGCCAAGGCCAGCTCAATAACATACATCTCATCTGGTCCTTTAACCTTAGAGATATTATGAGGTGGATAGTTTGAAGTGTTTCTAGTTATACTTTGTAGATCTTTAATTTGGCGATCAAAACCAATAAAAAATGGATCATTAAAAAAATCCAGTGTTGTTGTTACCATTATATTCCCCTTTCAAGCGAATAAATTAATATATGGACCCCCTAATGAGCGATCCATATATTATTATAGCAAAAGATTTATATCTTGTCTACTTCTTTTTAGCCCTTACTTTAGCAAGTGTTTCAAAGTCCTTTACCTTAGTATCTCCTAGGTATCCCCAGGCATATCCATCGGCAATCATTTGTTCATTGACTGATACCTTAGATCCATCTAGAAATAGCCATCCAAGGATGCGTCCATATTTCTCAGATGAGTCCATCTTCTCTGTCTTAATGACAACTTCTTTAGCGTCTTTAATCTTAGACTTTACATACTCTTTTGCTTCAAGCCCTAAAACCTTTTCGGCTTTATTGGTTGTTCTACTTTCTGGGGTATCAATTCCAGCCAGCCTAACTCTTGAACTAAATGAGATATCAAAACCTAAATCAATCTCTACATCTATTGTATCTCCGTCTACAACGTTAGTTACTTTCTTAACATGGTATTCGTACATATTATGGGTGCCTTCCTGGGAAAATTTGTGAATTACCTGGGATGTCATACCAAGATCTTTTAGTCCAAAAAACAGAAAGCGTGTGTCTAACTCCCTCTGTTACTTCACGAACACCATGCAGGTGTTTTGAATCTCCCTTAAATGAAATAAGCATACCTGGCTCAGGTTGAATTTCAAAATCATACTGAGGCATGTAAAGAGATCCGCCTACATATTCGCTGTTAAAGTAAACTAAACTTGAGTAGTGTTTATCAAAAAATGTTTTTCCAAACTTCTCTGCACTCTCAGGCCATATTCTATACTTGGCTAACTCCTCCCAGTCGTAATCTTCTTCTGGGTCAAAGTAATCTATATGTGGCTCTTGAAGTCTGCCGACTCTCCATCTGTGAAGTCCAGAAAGCTGAACTAAAAGTTCTTCCCCAAATTTTTCTTCAGCAGTAGTCTGCATTCTTTTTTCTATATCAAAAACAAGATCTAGTGGGAAGTTTGGGTACATGTTTCTAGATTTTGGAATATCTGTTGTTCCTACTGTCATGCCATCCCAAACATCTGATCTTCCTGTTGGATTGCTGCCTGAAATGTTTTTTTCTTTTTTTAAATTCTTGTACCTTAGAATTCTTCTTTCTGCATCAAAAACATTCCAATCGGATTCAGAAAGAGAACATAGGGCAGAGTTAATAACATTAACCTCTTCAGGACTAATAAAATCTTTAATAATCTGAACGTATGGTATTTTAGTTTCTAAAATTTCCATTGTTACATTGGCTTCTTAATTGCAGCCTTCTTTGCAGGAGCCGCTTTCTTTACAACTGCTTTTACTGTTGCAGCTTTTGGTGCTGGTGCATCCCAATCTGGGCGAGCAACTGACATTACAAGGCTGTACGCTCTCTTCTTAAGGAATACTCCGTCTCCGTTTGCTTGTGATCCTTTTGAGTTTCCGCTAGTGTTTCCTTCGTAGCAGTGCAAATTCTTTCCGTCGTTCTTTACTACAATACCTACGTGCTCTGTGTCTGTTGGCTTCTTATCAAAGTTAAAGAACACAACATCTCCTGCTTGTGCTTGTCCAATCGGAACAATTCTCTTGTTCTTTGCAAACCACTGTGCTCCTGCATCGCATGACGCAAAGCCTTTCTTTGTTGAAGCGGCAACTAGGTGAACTAAGCCTGCATCATCAAAGCATCCTGAAACGAACATTGCACACCATGGCTGGTGATTCATTCCGTATCGCTTTCCAAAAACTGTATCGTTATTTGGTCCTTCTGCATATCCCTCATCAGCATACTTCTTTGCTGCTGCTATAACCTTTGCGGCTAGTGGGTGTGTTGTTTGTGCCATTTTATTTCTCCTTTGTTTTAGTTGACTTGTTTATAGTATAGCATTTTTTTTATTTGAGCGGATGATGAGAATCGAACTCACCCCTTCTGCTTGGAAGGCAGAGGCACTACCAATATGCAACATCCGCGTTGTGCCATCGGCAGGAGTCGAACCTGCGACCATTCGGGTAGAAACCGAGTGCTCTGTCCTCTGAGCTACGAGGGCGTATGTTTAATCATTTGGGATATCGGTATCAAGGTCCATCTCAATTAAACCAAATTCCTTTGCCATCTTTTTTCCTTCATCGGACATTTCAATTACTGCTTCAAGATCTTCATTATAAGTAACACTAATTAATCCTTTGTTATATAACTCAATTAAAGATTCATCAACATGCTCTTGATGAGCTTTCCATAAATCGGGGGCAATTAATTTTGCCCTATCGGTTATGTTAAATATAAATTCGCCGTCTTCATCCATGCCCGCCAACTCTATTGCACCTATTGAAATATAGTATTCCATTCTATCTTCGCTGTCCATATTTACCTTTCGTGCAACAAGTAGGACTTGAACCTACGATTACCGAATTATGAGTTCGGGGCTTTAACCAACTAAGCTATTGTTGCTTAGCAATCTATTGTATCGTGCCGTCTTCGTTCTTGTCAATAGTCTCTTCAACTATCTGTTGTACATATTCAGAAAAATGTTTTCTAATATTCCCCATTGGTCTGTGACCAGCAAGTTTCCATATTCTCTTATATTCAATTACATTAGAGAATGTAGTTGGGCAAATAACTATTCCATTATATTCTTTTAATACAGTAGGTAGTGGAACATGTTTTCCACAACACTTGCATTCTTTTGCTTTTTCTTGATACGTGCTCATATTATTTGCATCCTGTCCATTGCGTCTCGTAAATTTTCTGGCATTCTTGGTGCCCTTATAAGATTATAAGAGCTAGTTTCTCCGTCTGCCTCTGTTCCAAAATCATTGTCGTAGCTCATAGATTCATATGTATGTATATTTATTTCTTGATTCGTATCAAATTTACTTCTGCTTATTGAGTTATAAATTGATCCACAAACTGCATCCGCCAAGTCTTTAGAGCCTTTTCTTGGGTGGTCCACCCTGTCTCGCATAATTCTTAATTGTAAAAGCTCATCAATAAGCAATGGGATATGTGGCCCAACTACTCTTTCTTCGGCAACAACCATTGCCATGTCGTCATAATGTTTTTTAGCGACAGATAGAATTTCTGTATTGATGCCGTATTGTTTTAGTTGTTGCATCATATCATGTGAATTCCATCTGTCAAAGGTACATACACGAATTTTAAATCCTCGTGTTTTTAATGAAAGTATGTAGTCTTTTACTTCAGTAAAGTCTACGGACTTATCTTTTGTTGGTGTCCAAAATCTAACTGCATCTATCTCAACAATAGGTGCGGGCTGTGAATAGGTATCTGTTACCTTTACATTAACCCACTTATTAACGTGTGCCATTGCAACTGCACAATGGTCATGCTTTTGGGCAAGGTCAACGTGTATAAAATATTCCTTATCTGGATCTGGTATAAACCACTCTTCTAATCTGCCAAAGTTATCTACAGCTAGGTGTGCTTTGCTAAATGCTTTTTCAACTTTTTCTTTTGATTTAAAAAATGCATCAATGGCATCAGGTGGCATGCATGCAAAGCGTGATAGGGCATCAAGAGGATTTGTAAAGAATGCAACTTTAAAGTCATCAATCTTTCTCACTGGGTTAACTTCCCAAGTTGGTCTCTTTAAAGCGTATACCCTAGGAATCTTATATGAAAGTATATGGTCTTCTTCCCACTGTATCTCAAACTCATTTCCCTGTGTGCCGTCTGGGAGATCCTCGTCCATTTTAAACTGATGGTCTCTAACAACTGTTTCAACGTCAGCAACTACAGCATTATATCTTTGCTGTATGTAATCGTTTTTATATCTAGGAAAAGAAAGAAGAATTACTTTGCCAAAGTCTGGAAAACGAGAATCTACTGATGCACGATACATATCGTATATTGCTGCGCCCGTCTTTGCCTGATCGTGTCCTGTTGTGTTTTCAATTGCAAAGCCAGATATCTCATCAAGAATAACAACAATAACGTTATACCCTTCCCAAGCTTCACGCTCAGAGTGCCCCGAATGTACTGTTATTGCCTTGTCAAACTTAACTTCCGATGCCTTGTCTGTATACTTACCAGCAAACCACGGTGACTTTTCAATTCTTGTTTTAAATCCTTTAAAGAATACGTTGCTTGCCTGTTGCGAGTTAATAGCAATATTAATGATATCAATGCTATCGCCTGGAGGCTTTCCGTAATATGTGGCTGGATCTTTTAAGCACAATAGTAAATAAACTATATATGAAGTTGCAATGGTTGAGCAGTAATCTTTACCCGAACCCTTTCCTAATTGAGCTACCACCTCATTAGCAGTTTGTTTAAATCTTATCTTTCCTTCTTCTTCTCCAAATAATTTGATGAGGGTTGACTCTTTATAGATCTGCGAACTTTTTTCGATAAGCGTGTACTGATAGTCGGAAAGTTCTGGAAGCCCAAGGTATTCTGGACTTCTAACAAACGTTTTAAGATCGACTGGTTTTTCATCGAACTCCTCTCCATCGAGCATGTCGATAAGGTCGGTAAAATCAAACGACATCGGCTTCCTCTACTGGGACTGACTCAATTACTCCAGTAATTTGGGATAATCTTTTTGCTACTTCCATCTTACACTTAGGGCATATTGATGTAGTCTCTTTTAAAATTCTAACAAGGATGTCTTGCTTGCGCTCTGTCTCTGCAATTTGTGATGCAATTTCATTATTTTCAAGTACGCCAATAGATTGAAGCATTGCAATTCTTTTGGTCTCTATATCCGCAATAAGCTTTAATGCGCCAGACTTTATTCCTAATTGGCCAGATTGATCCGCATCTTCTACTGTTTTCCAGGCCTCTTTGATAAGCATAGCGTAGTGTTGATCGGCCCCTGAGATGGCCTCTCGGGCACGATCTCTGATATTGCTATCATTATGTACTACATCTTTCCAGTCGTCAATTAGCTCAAGGACTTCCTTGCGCTGGATTCCAGTGGTAGTGGCAATC